ATTCAAGAATGGTCATGACTACAAAGCGAATTCGGCGGCGCCGGGCACGCCGTCACGGTATCGGCGGCGCTCTTCGCGCTGGCGTTGGATCTCGGCCTCGCGCATGACGACGTCGAGCTCCTCGCGAGTGACGCCGGGCGCGATGTTAAAGGAATTGTGAACGGTCACCGCACCGCCCCGGCCGGTTCGCGAGGTCATGCGGGTTTCATCGATGATCGTTTCGCGCGGGTGGACCATCGCGAGAAAACCGCCTTGCCCATCAAGGCCGCCAGTCCTCGGCCGGTTGCCGGTATGACCTCCGCCGGAAAACGAGGGAATGCCGAAGAGTCCGCCGATTCCCGAGAGGATCGAGCCGAAAATCCCGCTGCCACCGGTGCCGCCGATCAGGCCGCTAATACTGCCGAGGAGGTTCCCGAATACCCCTTTCAGGGCCCTTTGCCCGACCTCGGAAATGAGGGAATCACCAAGATTTTTGAAACCCTCTTGGCCGGAAAGAACGGAGCGGGAAAGGCGGTCGTCGAAGTTGTCGAAGACGTCGCCGAAAATGCTGGTCGTCTCGTTCGCTTGTTCGCCCGTCGCGGCGAGGAGACCATTCGCGCCCGGTTCCCCGCCGAGGCCCATTTGACCGGCCGCGATCACGTCTTGCGCGGCCTTGCTCATGGCCTTGGTGGCGACCTTGCTTTCGCCCTCGATGCCGAGCCCGAGCCCGCGCATGATGAAACCGCCAATCTCGCGGAACACGCGCGACGGCGATTTGATCCCGAAAATATGTTTCGCGCCCATGATGGTGCGCTTCCCGATATTTTTCACCTCATTCACCGCGGCGTCTCCCATCGAGGCGATCCCATCGGCCAGGCCTTTGATGATTTCCTTCCCGAGTTCGAGCATTTTTCCCGGAATGGTTTTGAGGTATTCCCAAATCCGGGCAAAGATCTCGCCAAAGTTCCTTTCGATCGATTCCCAAACGCCGACCAGGGCGTCGCGGAATCCTTCCCAAAGTGACTTTTCGCCGTTCAATACGGCCGCCATATTTTCGAAAATGACGCCGATCGATTCGAAAACCGTTTTGACCACGAGGCCGATTGCAGTGAAAATCCCACTGACCACCTGCCCGAAGATCTCAAAGGCGCCTTGCAAGCCGCCGATCGGTTCAAGTAGCCAGTTCAGTTTTTCGGAAACCCAAATCGAAAACTCGCCGACCTTTGTCATGATGGCGCCGGCCAGTTTCAGGAAACCCGCGGAAAGCGCCGACCAGGCCTTGCCGATGCCCTCGAGGAGCCCCTTGTTTTCATTCGCCCACTTTTTAAACCAACCGATAATACCATTGACGACTTTCATGACGGCCGTTTTGACGGTCTCCCAATTTTTGACGATGAGGACCGTTGCCCCTGCGATCCCGGCGACGATGAGGCCAACCGGGCCAGTGATGGAGAGCAGGGCGAGCTTCATCCCGCCGAGGGCGCCCGTAATGATGGGAATGATTCCCGCGATCGAGGAAAGGCCAAAGGCCAGCGGACCGGCAGCGGCCACAAAAGCGGTGATCGCGACGCCGGCATTCAAGACCGGTTCCGGAAGGTTTCCAAGCCAAGCGGCGAGTTGTGTCCCCTTCTCTAGGAGACCGGTCACCGATTTTAAAAGCCCGCCCTCGGCGATTTGGAGTTTTAGCCCCTCGAGGGCGGAGGTCAGGCGCTTCCCGGCACCGGCGGCGCCTTGCATGCGGATTTCGGCTTGTTTGCTGGCGTCCGCCTGCGCCTGAAGGCCCTTTTGTGCCTCGATGCCAGCGGACCCGGCCCGCGCCAGGGCGACGGCAAAGTTTGCGCCCCGGGTGCCGAACTGATCGGTCAGGGATTTGATGGCCTCCTCATCACTCAGTCCGGCCAGGCCCTTCTCGAGTTGCCCCGCAATCGTGGTCATCGAGTGCATCCGCCCCTCGGAGTCGAAAAAGGAAATGCCGAGTTTCTTTTGTGCCGCCTCGGCCGCCTTGGTGTCATTGACCAGGCGATCGGTAAAGACCTTGAAAGCGGTGCCTGCGGTTTCACCGGAGGCGAAAAAGGAAGCGGTAGCCCCGATCGTAGCGTTGAACTCGTCGAGCGATTTCCCAGCTTTCACCGCGGCAGGTCCCCCGGCGGCAAGGGCGTTTCGGTAGTCCTCGAAACCGAATTTCGAATTGATCATTACGCCATTGACCGCGTTGACCACCTGGCCGAGGTCGGTCGCCTTTTTTCCAAAAATCAACATCGCGTCGGTGGCGAGGTCGGCGGCCTCGGGAATCTCGGAACCTGTCGAGGCCGCGAGCAAAAGCGAAGCATCGAGGGCCCCGCCGAGGATCTGGTCGAACTTGAGGCCGTTTTTCGCAAGGACCTCGATGGCGCTCGCGGATTCGATCGCTGAAAATTTCGTCGTCTTCCCGAGTTCTTTCGCCTTGTTGGAAAGTTCCACGAATTCACTCGCGGCAAGGTTTCCCATCACGGCGCGGACGCCGTTCATTTGTGCCTCGAAATCGCTCGCGGTTTGAATCAGTGACTTGAGGCCGAGGCCCGCGGTCAGAGACCCGCCAAGACTGCCGATCGAGGTCAGGCCGCGAAGGCTTCTTTGAAATTTCCCGACGCCCCGTTTCAAGTCCTTTTGAAAGGACCCGAAGCGCCGGCGGAAATCCGCCGCATCGAGTCCCATGCGGACTTGTAGCGAACCGAGGAGAGCCATACGGGGCTAAGATGGCCGAAGCGGTCACCCCGTGGAGGTCGCGCCGTGCCCTCGTCGCCGCCGTCAGTCGGCGAGATTTAGCGTTTCGGCGGTCGTCTCGAGGGTGAAGGTCTTTCCATCGGGCCCGAAGAGCTCGGCACACTTGGCGCGATACTTGAGACCGGTCTCGAGGTCGACGGTATAGCGGCCGGGCGTGCCCTCCTCGTGCGTCATTTTCTTGACGTGGTTCCCGACCACGCGGCCCGCCTCGGTGGTGGCCGGTTGGGTGGTAACAAGCTCGATTTGAATCACGGCATTTGTCACCGGAGCGCCGAGGATGTCCTCGGTATCGACGAAAACGGCGGCAAGGTCAGGATTGGCCGGCGGAGCGGGAATGATCGCGACGGGGTTTTCGGCGGGTGTATTGTTGAGCCTACCCACGGCCGCGCCTGCGGTGCCGTCGGCATAGTCGCCCGGGACGGTGGTCGCCCACGGGTCACCGCTGGCCCCGGCGGCCTGGAGTTGCTCGCCAGTCGAGCCGGCGGTTTGATGGTCCGCGATCGCCTCATCCCAAACCGCATCCGCAATCTCCTCCACCGTCGGAGCCCCCTCCCGCAACGCCTCCCGTAGATCCTCCGAAACCCCATCCGGAGTCTCCGTGGAATCCCAAAAAATCCCAACCGTCCCGCCTGGCGGCGTCGCCTCGACGGCATAGCCGCCCGCCTCGGGTAAAGAGTCAATGCCCGTCGTAACCCGAGACCCCAAGAGCGTCCCATCCTTATCGTAGAACTGGTAACCGAGCCCCGTTTGCGCCTCTCCAAAAAATGCTTGAAGGATCATGCCTCACCTCCTTTCAAAACCGCGTCAAACTCCGCATTGGTCATTCCCAGCGCCGTCCGGAAAGTCTCGCGGTTAGCCGCAAAAATCGGATCGTCTGAGCGGATCTCCTGCGCCAGCATCCACTCGTCCTGGACGGTTTCTGGAGCCTGCGCGAGGATCGCCTTGAACCTCTCCCACTTCCCAATCGAGTCCAGCCGTCGCTTGATCGTCAATTTGGTCACGCCCGCAACCGGAATATCATCTGGTTGTCCTCCGTTGATCATGGCTTTGGCGAGCTGGTCCTCCAGTTCGGTGACTCGGGCAATTGCCGCCTGGTTGATCCCCGGCACCAACTCTCCCAGCCGGGACTCGTCGACCGGCACGGGCAATCCCTCAAAATCGGTCAAAGACGCTCCTCGAAAAGTTCCGTCTTTCTGAAAAGTGATGATGATCCGTTCCATTTTTACGCTATGATCCAATTTGTGCCGTCAAAAAAAACCGGGACGACGTATGATGTCCCGCCCGCAGCGGCGACCACCGTGCTTCCAAAATTCCCCTGGGCGTGCTTGTCAGAATCCGAAACCGTCGCCCTCATCCCTGCGTTTCCGGTTGGTAATGTCGCCACGGTGTATGTGCCCGGTTGGATGGTGCCGCTCGATTGGATCTTTCCTACAACATCCACTCCCGTAGCATTTACGCTAACAATTTGCACAAGGTCCGAGAAAAAAAGGATTTGAGAGTTGCCCCGGATTTTCAACCCCTGATTTACAGAGGATATCTGGCCCTTGAAATTACTGCCATAAAACCACGCTGTACTAGCAACCGGAAATGAATCGGTGTTTAAGTTTGTGATCGTGAAAAAATTAATATCCTCCCCCGTTTTGTAAATCCCTTCCTTTGCTGTGACTGTCCCGCTCGATTTGATCCCGGTTGAATTTACAGAATTAAAATAGACATCATCAGTTGTCTGTAAATTTTGATCTGCCTCTTGATATGCCGCGGTCCCCAAATCAGCCGAGTTGGTTTTAAGGCTAAGAGCCGTCCCCAGCGGAGTATTCACCGACGGCAAATCAACCGTTTCCCGGTCCAAAAGTTCTCCAAAGCGTCGGAAGATTTTAAACGCGCCCATTTCCAGTATTCTACATAGCACCTGCTCGGCGGGAGGTCTGCCCGTTGCCCCTTGGCCGCCGTGGCTTACCGCTCAGACTCGCTTGATAAGCCTCAAAGATCGCGCCACGCCTGGCCTGGTTCGGGTGGTGGGTTTCGGGACTCTTGAGGAGGTCCTCGGCTTTCGTTTCCTTGCCGGTCATGAGCGTGATCAGAAAGGCCATGAATCGGGCCGTTTTCTTTTCCTCGGCCTCAAAGCGCCGGTTTCGCGCTCGCTCGATCTCGAGGACGTCGGCGAGTTCCATCTCGCACCATTCACGCCAGGGAATGCCACTCTCGAGGAAGTGCTCGGCCCATCGCTCGCGGTAGCGATCGCCGGGCGCTAGTCCTTTCCCAAGTATTCTTTGAGGTTGTCGAGGAGGTGGTCCTTGAGGTCAAAGGTTTCCTCGATCTCCTGGCGGGTCGGGGCGTCGGAATGATGGGCGAGGCCCTCAAAGGTAAAGTCGATCAAAAAGTCGAGGTTCACTTTTTGCGTATCTTCCTCGCTCATCACGAGGAGATTTTTGATTCCGTGCTTTTTCTCGAGACGCCGGATGACAGCGGGCGTGAGTTTCAATTTTTTTCTGTTCATAGAATGGTTTGGGGTTGGGAGATTTCGGGAGAGGGAGAAAGCGCGGGGCGGGTGAATTCAAGACATAGAACAACACACACGCCCACCCCGCGCTAAAGGGAATTGATTAGCTCGAGTAGTAGTTGACCGGCGCGGCGGGAGTCGCGGGCAAGGTCTCGTTGACAATGTCATTCGAACGGATGAAGCCACCCTCGGCGCCGGTCGGCGTGATGGTGAAGGTTTTCTTGATCTCCTCGTTGGGCGTGATCTCGGCCGAGCCGACCTCGGAAACAAAAGCGTGAATCGCGACGCCGGTCCCGTCCGGGTATTCGATCAACCAAAAAGTCGCGGTCTCGTTGTCGAAGTCGGTCACAATCAAGTCGTGATTGTGATCGTTCGTAATGGTTGGAGGCCCCGCGTCGGGAATTGCCGGGTCGTAAATGACCTCGATTTGAATGTCGCCGATCGTCTCGGTGCCCGGGCTCTTTTCCTGAGTGCCGGATCCGCCGGACCCGTCGCAATCGAGGGTCAAATCCTTTTCGATGATTTCCCGGGTGCGTTCCGGATCGGTCAGAGAGACGCGGTCTTTAATGAGGGCGAGCGCCGAGCCGTCCCAGCGGTGAAGTTTGGAGCAGTTTCCTTTCATGGTGGCGGATGGTGATTAGTGGAAGTTGAGGGCAGTCTTTCGCGTTTTCTCCGATCGGTCGCCCTTTACGGCGCGACCGTCGCCGCCGTCGCCCAATGAATCGCGAGGATGGAGACGGCGCCATAGTCCTCGGTTTCTTTTTCGAAGGTATCGCCGCCATGCGCGAAGGAGGTCCCCTCGATCATAATTTCGCCGGAGGTCTCGCGTTCGACGTTTTGGAGGATAGCGCAAAGAGCTTCCCGGGCGGCGGTGGCTTTCGGCCTGGTGCCGGCATAAAAGCGGAGTTGCACGTCGAGAGTGCCCGAGTCGCGCTCGCCGGAGTCGGTCACCTCGGGAGAGTCTCCACCGATGACCTGCCAGACAAGGCAGGGATTTGCGGCGCCCTTGTCGGCCTTGTCGGAATAAATCCGGGCATCGATGCCCAGGTCGGCTTTGACGGTCTCAATTTTCGAGAGCATCCATTGAATGACGGCGGTTTCTTTCATGCTGCGGAGCGGGTATGGCGTTCGATCTCCGCAGCGAGCTCGCGGCGGAGGGTGTTAAGGAACTCAGAGGCGGAGGCCTCGAGGGCGGGCTCAAGGAAAGGTTGCGCGGGGTGGTATTTGGTGCCTAGTTCCTGGAAACGATAGTATCGAACCGCCTCGTCAGGTCGATATGCATTGCCCACGCCGCGCCGCTTGGCGGTGCGATCGCTGGCAAACTTGCCGCCAATCACGGTCAATTTCATGCCGTAGAGGTAGCGGGAAGGCTTGGAAGCACTCCGCGCCTTGATCGATCGCTTCAGCGTGCCGGTGCGGCCCATCGGCGCCTTGCCGACAGCCTGGTCGAGGACGGGTTTCGAAGCGGCCCGCACGGCCTTGGAATACGATCGCCGCTCGAGCTTGTGATTCAAAGACCGGGCGCGGCGTTGGAGTTCGCGCATTCCGGAAATGGTGATTTTTGTCGATTCGCCGGCCATCACACAAAGAAGTTTTCGCGGTTCTGGTGGAGGATCGATGTCGAGGCCTTCGGGAGTTGAATCGCGGAAATGCCCTGCCCGATGACGACGTCGGAGCGGTTTTCGTAAAAGTGGCAAGTAATAAAGCCAACGGCGACGGCGAACCAATCCGGCACCGGGTCGAGGAGGGTCGCCCAGGCGGCCGGTTCCGGATCGCCGGGAGACTGAGCGACGCCGAGCTCGCCGAGGGCGACGTCGACCGCCGCCGCGCCAAACCGCTCGATGAGTGCATCGTCGAGAGAATGGGAGACGCCAAGATGAGACTTGAGCGTTTCAAGGGCGACGATCGGCTTTGCCATGACCAAACGGCGAAAGAGTTATTTGTCAGCCTTGGCCGACTGAGCAGGAAAGGCGGCCGCACAGGCGACATTTGCCCCGACAGGCCCCGAAATCGGCGGCGAGGGTTTCGGGTCCTCGGCGGTTTCGGCCTTTGGTTTCGCGGCCTTCTTAGCCGCCTTTTTTGTGGGAGTCTTTGCCATACTGAAAAGGGTGGGAGATTTGTTTTTTTGATGAAAGAGGGCCGCCCGGAATCTCCCAAAACCAAGCGACCCCCCAACCATTTCTGATGAAAAGGCCTTTAGCTGGCGGCCATGTTCAGTTTGGAGATCAGTTTCTCCATCGTGACCAGGGCCCCGAAACGGAGGTCGGCCGCATAGGCGATCATTCCGGATCCGAAATAGAAGTGCTCGGAGCTCTTCACGAAGAGATCCTTTTTCACGTCGATTTGATGGGCGGACCGGAAATCACCGAACAGGGCCGGAGTTGCCGAAGCGGCCAGGGCGCCGAGTCGGCTGGACAGGTCGTAAGGACGGCCGAGCAGGGTGTTTGGAGTTCCAGCGAGGACGGAAGGTTGCCAGAGTGGGCGGCCTTGGCTGTCCTTCATTTGCAGGACCGCGGTCTCGAGCTCGCGGGAGATGATCCACGAAGCCGAGTTATCGGCGACAGGGTTTACCGCCTGCTTGGTGGCGACCAGTTCGTCGTAGGTGACGGCGGCGGTCGCGGCGGCGGTGGTAACAGGCACCACGCCGGCGCCTTCGTTAAGGATGCCAGTCGGGACTTTATTGGTGAGGGTAAGCGTCACCGGGCTTCCTGCCTGGTCCGTAAAGTCTGCCTCGCCGTCCACTCCCTTGAGACCATACTCCTCGACAGTGTAACCAGCGGATCGGCCGAGTTGAGCGCCAAGGGCGGATTCAAGCGCGGCGACGTCCTCGATCAATTCTTGCGAAACCGAGAACATCGTGCCGAAGTTGTAAATCGTGCGATTCTTCCCGACGAGGGTCGGGTCGGCCTTGATATAGGCCTCGGCCTCGGCGCGGGGTGCCATGAGTCCAAGCTCGCCGAGGAACGGCATTGACTTGATACGGTCGGAGGTCGAGGAAACCGAAGAGACCCGCATAAGCGCGGAGGCGTTCTCGGCCTCCATCATGATGGCCTGTTGAATGACGGTAGGAATCAAAACGGCACCGGTCGAGGGAGAGGTTCCGGTCAAGTTGGTGAGTTCCTGGAGACGTCCGATGGCCTCGATGTTCGGACCACGTCCGCCACCGCAAAGAGCCTTCGCGAAGGTCTCGCGATATTCGGCGGAGTTTTCCGGGAGGGCGTGAGCGCCGGAAAGGCCGAGATTGTCGGCGCGTTCCTCGTGCTCGCGGCCGACAATGTCGATCGCCTTGAGTTCGGTCTCGAGGTTTTGAAGCTCGGAGGTCAGAGGAGTGATTTCGTTCGCGAGGTTTTCGTGGGTCGCGAATTCGTCGGCGGTAAACGCCCGGGGATTTCCTTCACCGTCGACGGCCTTGTCGGCGAGGTCGCGCGACTGTTCGAGGAGAGGTTGCAGAGTTCCCTTGAGCGCGTTGATGCGGCGGATGAGGTCCTGTTTCATAACAGGGCGAACCTTTAGGAATTTCCTAAGAGTTGAAACGGGCGCGGGTCATCCCTCGCCGCCGTCGCGGACTTCCTCGGCTAAAATCTCGCACCAAAGGCCCCGCGAGCCGTTGACCTCGGCCCACCGGCGCACCTGCCAGGTGATCGAGCGACCGCCGCCAAGGTCCTCGACAAGGTGGTCGCCATCGCGAAAGTCGGCGAGCCACTCGGCAAGGCGGATTTGAAAGCGGGCGACCTGGAAGTCGCGGAGGCGGCCGGCCTCGTCGGTTTCAGGTCCGGGGCGGTTGGAAAAGCGCCGGGCGCGAAAGGTCACCCCGGGAGAACTCGCGACCGGGTCCTCGGCGGAAAAGGTGAAACCACCGCGCACGCCAGGCCGGGAGAGTCTCAAAACTACGCTGGCAAGTCCCGGGTTCATTGTATCAATCTTCCATTCGCACGATTGCCGGGCCGGTGTCGCCCTCGGCGAGTTCGTTCGACCGGTTCAGCGCCTCGGTGTTTCGGTCGAAGGCCTCGGCAAGCTCAAGGAGTGCTTGCGTGCCCTCACCGATCGCCTCGGCGATCTCGGAGAGTTTTTCACAGAGCGATTCCAAAGCGGGCGGCAATTTCGGCGTTTCGTTCCTTGATGGCCGCGACGTCCTCGGCCGTGCCGCGGTTTTGCGGTGGCTCGGGAGGATCGGCGGGAGGGTCGCTCGGCGCGGCGTCGTCGATAATCTCGTCGGCAAAACCAGCCTCGAGGGCCTCGGTCTCGGTGTAATAGGTCTCGGCGGCCATCGCAGCCTCGATCTCCTCAGTCGTGAGCGCGACGCGCCGGTCGTAAACGTCGCGGATTTGGGTCGAGACGGAATCGAGCAAGTCGGCAGTTTCGCGGAGGTCCTCGGCATAAGCGCCGTAAATGCTGGTGGATGCGTTGTGGATCATGAGGCGCGAGGCCTCCCCCATGAGGCGCCGCTCGCCGGCCATAAAAATCACGCTCGCGATCGAGGCCGCGATCCCGTCGACGACGGTCGTCACCTTGCCCTTGTGCTTTTTCAACAGGTTGAAAATCGCGACGCCCTCGAAAACGGAACCGCCGGGCGAGTTAATCCTCACGGTCAAATCCTGGTCATTCACCTCGCGAAGTTGCGCGATGACGTCTTGCGCGGAGGTTTCGTCATCCCAAAAGGCAAAGGGAGTGATCGCGCCATAAATGAGGAGTTCGGGCCCGTCCTCGCCTTGAACAAGGTTCAAGGGGCCATTGTCGGCCGGTTTCAGGCCGGCGGCGCGGAGTTCGTCGGCGACTTGCCGGGACCGGGCGACGAGATGGTCGACGGCAGTCGTTCCGGCGATGTTGAGGAAATTTCGTTTTTTCATGGTGTCGGTTCGGGTGGTGATTGGCCGAGAGTTTCGAGCGGAGTTTGATTGACGCCGACGAGAAGGCGGTCGCCCCCTTCCATCGGTTCGCGTTCCTCGAGCGAGCGGGCCTCGTTTGGCGTGATCTGGCCCGACATGATGCCCGCGCTGTTCGCTTCCATGCGGGTTTTTATGTCGCCGCGCAAAAGGCCGTCAGGGTTATGCTTGAAGTAGTAACCGGCGGCCCGGTCGGCCCGGGTCAAAAGGGAATCGTTGAGGACCTCCTCGATTCGTTGAATCCACGGAACAAGCGTTCCCGTGTAAAACTCAATCGACTGGTGTTCGATGTTGGAATATGTCGCGCGGGAAAGTTCCTGGATCTTGTGAGGCGGCACGTTAAAAATCCGGGCGATTTCCACGACCGAAAATTGCATTTGCTCAATAAACTGGGCGTCGCGCATGGACATGGAAACCCCGTGGAATTGCATTCGCTCGCCTTCGATGATCACGACGCGGTCGCCCTCGCTTTGCGCCTCGCGAATGGCGGAGCGCCAATTTTTCCGGCGGTCGGCCGCGACCTTTGCGTTTTTCGAAGGCGGCGCCCCGGTCACGATGCCGGAAAGCGGTTGCCCTTTCGAGGCGGACTTTTCGCCGTACGCCTGGAGATACCCGGCCGAGTTGAGCGTCGCCCGGCAATGGCTCAAGGGACTGATTCCCTGCCCATCGGGCCCGCAGAGGTTCCGAAAATGGGCAATGGTATCGCGGCCATAGGTTCCGCCGTTCACTCCTTCGGGAGTGCTTGCGAATTGATAAATCGGCTTCCGGCCTCGAATCGTAAAGGTGACGTTGTCGGGATGGATGGGGAAGACCTCGCGGACGTAACCGCCTTGAGTGAAGATTTGCCAGTAATACCTTCCCTTTAGAACCAACGAATAAAGGGTCATTTCGCGCAGAGCCTTCCAAGGCATCACCTCATTTGGACGGTCCGCGATGAAGCGGGCGAGTGGGTGATCGGTGTCAATCTTTCGGGTCGTGCCTTGCTTGCGGTAAAGGTGCAGCGGCATCGCGGCGACGGCGGAGGCGATGACATTCGCACAAGCGTAAACCGAGGCGATCCGCTCGGGAGCGGTGCCGGTGATCCCAAAAATGGCCGACAGGGCCTCGGGATTCGTGCCGATGGCCTCGAGGGATTCCTCGGAAGCCTCGGCGACGGGTTCGGGTTTTGTCTGAAATGGCCACCTCACGCCGAAAGAGTGGCCGCCGGGCAATCACAAGACAGTAACCTCCCCCTCTTCCTCGCCGCCGTCATATTCGAATTCCAAGGCGGTTCCAAGGGCCATGATCAGCGCGATGACGCCGTCGATTTTCTCAGAGGATCGCTTTTTGTCCGGTTTGATATTGCCGTTCGCGTCGGTATGCACGACGGTATTTCCCGCGCACCAGGTCAAAACCGGGTGGCCGAAATGGTTGAGCTTGTTCCCCTCGATGACCAGGCGCTCGAGTTCCTTGGCATAAGGGGAAATGGTCAGAATCCCTTGCGAGACAGCCAGCATATTCACGCCCTCGTCGAGAAGCGGTTGGATTAGGTGGTGCGAAAAGGTCCGGTCGTAGCCGACAGCCTCGACTTGGAAGCGTTCCTCGTCCTCGAGAATGTCCCGCTGGATATACCCGTGATCGGTCACTTCGCCGGGCGTCGGAATCAAAAATCCCTTTTCGGCCCAAGTTTGATATGGCACCTTGTCGCGCTTGGATCTCAGCCGAATATCAGCGGTCGGGCACCAAAATTTCGCGAGGACAGTCCACCGGTCGAGGTCCTCTTGAGGCGGGAAAATGTTGATTTTCGCCGAAAGGTCCCGGGTCATCGATAGATCGAGACCGGTATAGCATCGGAGGCCCTCGAGATTTTTCGGGTCGAGTTCCACGTCGGCGGCGTTCCATTTTTTCATATCGAGCCACCCGCCCCCCTCGGAAAGCCACACGTTGAGCCATTTCGTTTTTGTTTCTCGCAGAATCGCCGGGTCCGCATTGGCCAGGGAAAGTTGGCTTTTGACCTTGTCCTCGGTGACCGTCACCCCCCAAAGAGGGTTAGCTTTCGCATAGCTCGCAAGGTCCTCGTGACCGTCGCCCTTGTCGATCGAATAGATCACCGCGAAATAGTCGTCGCCGTCGCCGGCAGATTCGCCCGAGAGGATTCGTTTCGCGATTTTGTGATGGGTATGGCCCACGCTCTCGAGGTAGTGCCCCGCCGTCGTAATCATGAAGGTGAGCGGTTGAGACCTGGCGCCGAGCGCGGAGTTGAGGACGTTCCAAAAACCCGCCGCCCGCCATGCGTGCGTTTCGTCCTCGATAAGGCCGTGAGGGTTGAGGCCGTCAGTCGTTTCCCCGTCAGTATCTCGGCCGAGGGGTTTCATGAATCCCTCGAGCCATTCGAGCTCGATCACGGCCGGGTTTTTTTTGATCGTAAAGCATTCGATGAAGTCCGGGTCTTTGCACCGCTCGACCAAGACCCTCGCATCTTTCCAAAGGATCATGGCTTGATCTTTCTTGGTGGCGGCGTTGTAAACCTCGGCCCCGCCCTCCTCATCGGCCGCCAGGAGGTAAAGGCCCACGATCGCCGCGAGAATGGTTTTCCCGTTTTTCCTCGGCACCTCGAGATGACAATAGCGGAACCGCCGAAGGCCGTCTTTTTTGCGCTTCCACCCGAACAGGTTTTGCAAAACAAACTTTTGAAACGGCGCGAGCTCGATCCGGCGACCGGCCCATTCGCCTTTGTAGTGCCGGAACGATTCGGCGAAGTTGACCACCCGCTCGGCCTCGGCCAGGTCGAAAACCAAGTCGCGCCGCTTGAAATCGTTCAAGTATCGCTCGCAAGCCAGGCGCACCCATTCGCAC